ACCAAGCACGGAAAGAAAAAGCTGGCCGCCCTTATTAAACTGGCGAGGACGGATTTCATTTCCTACGTCCTGCTCTTCAATAACCCCCAAACTTCCGACTTTTGCATGTCGAAGCTTCACCGCTTCCTTGCCCGGAAGGTGCAAAAGGTGGTTGACGGCGACACTAGCCCTTTGCAGGCGGTATCAGTTCCCCCCCAGCACGGAAAATCGACTATCCTATGCAAAGAGGCCATGTCGTGGATCATGGGCCGAGATCCGGGGATTAAGGTAGCCATCACCGGGCACCGATACGATTTGATGGTTCGTTTCTCCATGGAGGTGAAGGATCGGACACAGCATCCACTTTATAAGCTAGTCTTTCCCGCCGCTGGATCGCCTTTGTCGGGAAGGGACCGTGCTGGGGAGTGGGAACTCCATAATGGCTCAAGCTTAATCGCAAAATCAGCAGGATCAAAACTCACAGGTGATCGCGTGGACTTCCTTGTGGTGGACGATGCCCACGCCGGGCGGGCCGAAGCCGAATCAGAGACCCAACGTAACCGGGTTCGAGATTGGTATTTTGCGGATTGCGTTTCCCGTTTGGCCCCCGGTGCCAAGGTGTTCATGATTGGCACCCGGTGGCATCCAAAAGATCTCATCGGCAGAATCTCTGACCCCGATTATGTAAACACCCTCAAGGATTCCGGTCATGCCGACATGGTGTTTAAAATCACAAACCTCCCGGCTTTGGCAAGGAAGGGAGATCCGCTGGGCAGGAAGCCGGGTGAGGCCCTTTTCCCGGAAGTGCGGAACCGGAAGTGGCTCCTAGGTGTGCTGGCATCAATCCCGATTTACGAATGGCGTTCCCAGTATCAGGGAAATCCTCAGTCGATTACCGAGGGGCAAACGGATGTCTCCAAGCTGAAAAGAATCAAGCAAGAGCAAGTCCCCATCCAGCTTCCAAGGATCAGGGGGTGGGATTTGGCCCTCACGGAGAAGCAAACATCCGACTTTTCAGTGGGTGCCCTTTGCGCCTACGACCGTGAGACTGAGGACTTTTATATCGTTCACCTTTTCCGAAAAAAACTATCGTGGTCCAAACTAAAGCCCAAACTTTTGGCCCTAGCCCGGCGGGACAAGAAGCAGTTCAACGCCAACCGGATGGGCGTCGAGGCCGTTGGTGGCTTTGAGATTGGATTGCAGGAGTTGCGGACGGCCTTATCCGGCGAGGTGAAAATAGAAAAACGGAACCCCGGAAAAGGGGGAAAGCTTATGCGGGCGCAAGACTGGCTCAACGCTTTGGAGGCTGGGAAGATTTTCCTTTGCCGGGGTGATTGGAATAAGTCATTTATCGACGAGCTTACCGAGTTTCCCGAGGGAGAACACGATGACCAAATCGACGCAATATCCATCGCGTGGGAATCGCTGGTTCGGAAGCAAAAGTTGCTCTATGCGTAGGATGACAAACGTGCTAAAAGTTGAACCTCTACCTAAACCAATGGACTACCCATGCGAACCCGAGGGCCGAGTGCCCCTTTTCCGAAAGACGATAAGGCCCTACGAAGTAGGCACCCCCCCAAGGCTTATGACGCCCGAGCAGAAAGGGGAGAGCAAATACTCGGCCATGCTTGATGACCTGACCATCATCTTGGCCTGCTTTAACCGCCCGAAAAAGTTGAACTTCCTGATGGAGGGTATTCGCGAGCTATTTCCGGCCGTGAATGTGGTGGTAGCCGATTGCTCTACCCGACCCACGGTGGCCAAGCTGGCCCAGACCCAGAACTGGCCCTCGAACCACACCGTTGTCCGGGCCAAGGTGGCCAACCTCTCCGCCGCAAGAAACGCCGCCCTTGCCGTAGTCTCCACCCCCTGCTTTTGCCTTATCGACGATGATCATTTTTTCCTAGAAGCGTCCACCCTGCTATCCATGTATCGCAGGTTCTCGGAGCGGGCCAACTGCCACATTCTGGGGGGGAGTTACAAAGAAGCCGGGGGTGTAATCACGGAATGGCATTGCAACATCCGGCTTGATGCGGATAGCACCCTACGCTTCCGAAAGCCGCTACCCAAGGACCATGACGCACCCTTTAACGTGGACATGGTTCACAATTTTTTCATCGCCGACACCGCCCTTGTTCGCCGAATGGGTGGGTGGGATGAAAACATAGCCATCGTCTCCGAGCATCCTGACTTTTTCATGAAGGCCAAAATGGCAGGGCTGAACGTGTTATTCGATCCCCGCGCATTAATTGGCCACGCCCCCGGCCCGGATAAGGGCAGCCCCGCCCCCTACCTAAAAAACCGGAAAAGGGTGAGATTCCGTTCCGTATTCCTTAGAAAGTGGGGCCTTACCCGGATGATTCACAATTCTGGGAGGCGTTATTACCAATCAGGGAGGAAACGCAGCCTTCGGGTAGCAGGCCGAACAGCCGTTGGCGTGGTTACTACCGCCCGTTCCGGCTCTTCGTGCATGGGGCAGGTTCTCGAAACTCTTGGAGTCCCCATGGGCCAAAGCCTGCTAAAGCCCACCGGGGAAATGGAGCGGGTGAACCCGGATGGGTATTTTGAGGATGCCTCGCTTATGCGTATCGCCCGGCAGTTTGGCCTTGAGGATCGGCCACAGCCAAAGTCCGTGAAGGCCCGGCTATACGATGAGCTTGACGACTATTTCCATCACCTTTCCTGCCGACACACGGTTTGGGGCTTCAAAAACCCAACCCTCTCCGAGCATTTGGATGAGGTGAATGATATGCTCCTACACCGGGGCATTCGCCGGAAGTGGATTTGGGCCTACCGTGACCCAGAAGATTGCATCAAATCCTTCATGGAAGCTGGCTGGGGTGGTGGTGCCCGAAAATTTGCTGAAAGGAATATCTTGCCACGCCTCCAAGCTATTGAGAGTTTCGCCGAGAAAACCCCACCCGGTGAGTTATTGAAGGTCGATTTTTACAAGCTACTTGATGACCCAGAAGGGGAGGTTGGCCGGGTGGCCGATTTTCTAGGGGTTGATTGCCCGGACACTATTAGCCGGGCAGTTGCTACCATCAAACCAGCAGCAGCCCGCTCTCGTACAATCCAATAATTGAAAACTTTTCAAATGGAACCCATTACGATAATCACTATCCTCATCGCTGCCGTTTACCTGATTTCCGGGCTGGCAGCGTGGGGGGTTTACCTCCGAAGCGAGTGGGAGCTTGCCCCCTTTATCGAGAAGATTTTCTTTGCAGCATGTGGCCCGCTGCTTTGGCTGAACTTCCTTGTGGTCTGGAAATCGCGTCAGAGGCGTGACTAGGCTGCTCGGTAGGTAGAGAAACCGGAAGGTCGGGCGAGCGTATGCTTTCCCGGCCTTCCACTTTTCAAGGGTGGTTAATTCCTTGTCCCGAGCGTGTTTTTGTGGTCCTTTGGTTTAGAACGATATGGCATGGATTAGAAAAAAGCGGAATTTTATAGCGGATGAGGTAAAGGACGCCCGCATTCCTGACCGCAAAGAACGGCGTTTTATCGAGAACCTTCTACGTGTTCCCATCCAGTCGATGCGGGACACTACCAACCACCTACGGGTCGGGTCGGAGAAAGTATGGGCCTCCTTTCGCTCATGTGACCTGTCCGCCAACATTCTACTCTCCACCAACTTCATGGTTCGCGGGGAAGCAACGGGTGCCAAGGCTGAACACCCGGAGCTTGACCGATTGCTATCCCGCCCCAACCCGTTCGATTCTTGGGAGGAGATCCTTTACCAGTGGGTCTTCCACATGAAGCTCACCGGAAAAGCTTTCTGGGTAAAAGACCAGATCAACGCCGCCGGGCAGCCCTTGCACTTCTACCCCCTAATCCCTCAGTATGTGCGGATCATCCCCCACGAAACAAACCGGATCAAGGGGTATGAATACCGGGTGAATGGGAAGGTAATCGTGTTCCAGCCGGAAGAAATTATTCACTTTCGCCGCCCCCACCCCAGCCACACGATTGAGGGCCTTGGTGAGATCGAGCCATCGGCTGACCTTTACGAGAATTATATCGCCCGCAACGAGCTTGAGACCAAATTCCTTGAGAACGGGGCTATGCCATCCGGTATCTTGACTAAAAAGGAAGCCGTCGAAGACGAGGGCGACTGGGATAGTTTGAAGGAGTGGTGGGTCACGAATTACGAGGGCAAGCGCAACGCCGGGAAAACAGCGTTCTTGAACGGGGATTGGACTTACCAGCAACTCGGCCTCACGCAAAATGAGATGCAATCCATTGAATCGGAAAAGTGGTCCGTGGAGCAAATCTTCACAAACCACGGCGTCCCTCTTTCTCTCGCTGGCATCAAAGATGCTGCCAACTACGCCACCGCCAAGCAGGACGAGATCAACTTCCGCCGATACTCCATCGTCCCCCTTCTCGATCTTTTGATCGGAAAGCTAAACTCCGAGGGATGCCTTATCAAAGCCTTCTCCCCACAGTGGGAGCTTGCTTACGAATTGTCCGGTCTCGTTGACGTTGAGCAGACGGTGAAAGAGTATGGCCCCCTAGTCGATAAAGCAGCCCTGACACCAAACGAGCTTCGTGAGTTGTGCGGGCTTGAAAGGGTGAACAACCCTTTGATGGATCAGTATTTTGTCGGCTCATCTTTGATCCCGCTGGAAATGGCCGGGTTCCTACCCACCGACGAACCGGAGCCAGAACCAGAACCAGCACCGCCGGAGCCACCACCCGAAGAAAGGTAAAGCTATGCCCTACCGACCACCAAAGCCCTCACCCCCACAGGTAAAGCGGGCACCCTCGCCAACCAAGATCATCGAGCGTGGAATTACCACCCGTGTCCCGGAGGGGGGTTGGAGGGATTCTAACTTCAACGGAATCCGCCTTCGCCGCCTTTACCGGGACATGGGCTTTATCCAGCGGGTGGCAGTGAAGGCCGGGATTCAAAAAGTCTCCCCCAACCTTGCCAGGATTTTCAAGTGGCAGCGGGAAGCCGTTTTTATCGAGTTTAAAAAACGCTACTTCAACATCGTAGGACGTAGAAAGTCGTCCAACCATGACACCAAGAATATGTTCGAGATCAGTATGGACCCCGGACCCCATGAGGCCCTATGGATTGACGCCTTGGAATCTGTTCTTTTGGAAAGCGGGTTGGAGTTTGAGAGTGTGATACGCAACGCTGCTCAGTCCGTTATTGATGTCACCTACTACGGGACCAGCCTCATTATGGGAACCCAGCGAACCGCCCTTACCCAAGCCCGGCTAAACCAGCGGGCCAACGGAATCGCTTCCAAGATCACCGGAATAGAGGAAACCACTCGGTCAAAGTTCCGGGCCTTATTGGAGAAGGGTATCTACGGTGACCAGTTTACTGTCGCGGAAATGTTTCAACTGCTATGGGATAACCCGGTGTCTAACGGCATGTCACAGAGCCGTGTCGCCACCATTGCCAGAACAGAGATGGGCATGGCTGCCGATGAATCTCGCAAGCAATCCATTCACGAATCGGGGGCAGTGACCCATATTTCCGTCATCGGGTGCGAGGCCCGTGAACCCGGATCACCCCGCTACCGGGGAGAGTCCACGTGCAACATCGCCAACGTGCCCATCGCGGACATGGATAAGCTGGAGTTTCACCCAAACCACACGGGCACCATCGTTCCTTCCAAGTTCCTTGAGATTGACCCGCCCATCCAGTTACCACCGGGGGAACTGACCTAGGGCTGCCAAGTTTTTACTTGTGGCCCCGTGCGGGGCCTGATAATCACGAACACATGAAAGCATTCGTTCGCGCTCGCTACACTGGCCCAGATGGGAATATCGGGTCTTATGGTCTCCTCACCACCAACGCCGAAGTGAGTATTCGCTGGCAGGACTGGGAATACATGACCAAGAAACTTCCCAAAGGGGAAGAAAACCCAGAAGGGTTCGTCAAACTAGTGGAGTCCGATGACAACCCCGGAAAGATCCTTAGCCCGGCCCCTAAACGCCGCCAAGCACCACAGGGAAACCAGCCGCCACAGGGAAACCAGCCGCCACAGGGGGACCAAAACCCACAAGGCAACGGTGGGGGATTGAAGAAAAAGGACGTTTCCGAGTTGGCCGCCATTGCCGAGCGTGAGGGCGTCTCTATTCCGGCCAACGCCGGGAAAAACAAACTCATCCACCTCATTAAGAAGGCCCGTAACGAAGCCGCTGCCAAGGCCAACGGGTAATCCCACCCCACCCATTAACGATCCATCCAGATGGCTAAAAAATTCTTCATTGGAAACCGGAAAAAGCCGGGCAGTAAGACCACCCCCCTTAAGGTAAAAAGCCGGGCGGGGGAAGTGGTCGTGTTCGAGCATGAAGGTGATCCCGTGGTCGGGGTTATCGAGAAAGCAGTTTCCGATGATCGCCACCGGGTGGAGATGGTGCTACCCGGCACCGGCCGCCTGCTTTTCAAAACTGGCTCTTTTGTTATTCTGGAAAGTGGCACGTTGAAATCCCATGATTCACTCGTAGTCGATGCCCGAATTTCTCGCGTCAAGGAGTGGACGGGTAATGCCCAGATTGAGGACAGCAAAAGCGCAACGGAAGTCAAAGATGGGGACCGGATCGTCGACTACACCAACGTCAAAATCTCCGGATTCCTTTCGACCTTCGTAGGCACCACCCCGGAAGACCGGGACGGCGAGTACGTCATGCCCGATGCTTTCAAAAACACCCTTGAGCAGTTTCGCCGTAACCCGGTTATGCTTATGGACCACCGTAACTCGGTGGACCACTTGGCTGGCTCCTTTACCAAAATCGGAACAAACGCACAGGGCCTCTTTGTAGAGGGCAAAGTATCTGATGGGCCGGGGCTGATTGATACCCGTTTCAAAATTGCCGAAGGGCACCTTAAAACCTTATCCATGGGCGGGCTTTTCCGCTTCAACTTCGATGATCCAAACGCCATCGAAACGGTGGACCTTTTTGAAGGGTCACTTACCCCCATCCCGGCAAACCCAGACGCCATCTTCCAGTCCCGATCCCTTACCGTGGTCACGGCTGCTAAAATGATGAAACGCTATTTCTCCATCCTGTAAAAAATGAACTTACGAAACATATCCATCACCGCCTCCTTGCTCGCCAATGTAGAACCTACCGAGCCGGGGGTTCTTGACAACTATCGTGTCGGAGTAAATGGCCACAAGCTGGCCCTTCCCAATAACATTGATCAAATCTCAGTCCAAGAGTATGACATTGACGGGCACGCGAATATCTTGTTGGATCTGTTTGACCTGTCACAGGCATCTAACGAGGTGGGCGAACTTAACACCGAAGACCGACCCCTAAGCCTAGCGGTCCTTTACGGGCTACTAATCTCGATTGAGGGCTTCGAGGGTGACAACTTCCCCCAAGTTATCGCACGGGTCCAAAACGCACAGCACCGCACCCCGGATGCGAATGACGTAGATTACCAATCGGTGGCCGACCAAGACGCCGCTTTGCAAGGAAATACTTCCTTCGTTTTGTGGGCTTGGCCTAATGGCCTACTCGTAGAAAATGCCGAGCTTTTCCTAGTGGAGACCTACGGGGTAGAGTGTAACGTCAAAGTGGTAGCCATAGGATCGTCTGACGATGGGCTAAGTGAATCTAACTCCTCCGACGATTCTTCTTCCTAGAAGCACTTTTTATGAAACCAGCAAAAGCAGTCACCGCCGCCGCCAAGGCTATCCGGGCAAATAAAAAAGGGGAGTTACCTACCGAGGATCTCAACAAAGAGCTTTCCGATCTTTCCGCCAAAAGCGGAACGGCCATCCCAAAGCTTCGCCGCCTCGCCAATAACCGACTCGCCAATAACCCAGACCCAACGGCAACTCCCAAGCCCCCTTCGCCGGAGGCAGAGAGTGGGAGGCGGAAGCTGAACGAGGGTGATTTGCAGGGGTTGGCCCAAATGGCTTCCCCAGCCCAAGCCGAGGAAGAGGAGGACGCCACTACACCCTTCGCCTTCCGAGAGATTGTCACCGTAAACCAGCACGGGGTCGCAAAGTTCAAGGGACTTGAGCCGGGAACGAAAATAATCATGCTCTCTATCCCCACGAATGAGAGGAACCTAGAAGTGGGCACCCAACCCATCGCCGCCCTCGCTGGCCGTCTTCGCCGCCGGGTCGTTACCTTGGCCGCAACATACATCGAAGGCCAGCAACCCGCCCCCGTCACCGTTGAGCAGCCACAGGCACCCAAAGGCCCACAGGCACCCAAAGGCCCACAGGTAGAACTCCCTCCGGTAACAAAACCACCCAAACGCCGTCCAGCCCCCCCGGCGGATGAAAGCCCCACCGGGAAGGAAAAAGCACCGCCGGAAGAATAGTATTACGCTGAACCTACATTCGGATTTCCTAGGAAAAAACAAGACCGCCACCTTTTACCGGGTGGCGGTTTTTTGTCATTACCCTCATTTTATGTTTGAAAACTTTTCAAAACCCTGACAGGGATAGTCAACTGCAAACGAAGGGGAGCCGAAGTAACTTGAAACTCTCAGTCAGGATTAAGGGGAAAACAGCCCGCCTTCCGAAGCGGATCGTAATCAAAAAACCATATCAGAAATGAATAAAGCCCAGAAAAAGCGTTACCTCGAACTCCTTGCTAAGTCTGTCGATGACTTAGATGGACCAGAGGCTATCGAGCTTCACAAGCTCACGGCCCTTGCGGTCACTGACGGTTACGTTCCTTCGGAAGAAGAGCGTAAAAACCTTACCCCAGCCGGAGACGGTTCCGGGGATGACAGAGATGGGGATGGTGATGCCGATCAAGGCATGACCCCCGAAGAAGTAAAAACTCTCATCGCGGACACAGTTTCCAAATCTTTCGACGACATTGGTCTCGAAAAGGAAACCGTTGCCAACATCCAAAAAAGCATAGACGGCGTTAAAACCGTTGACGCAGCCTCCATCCAAGAAGCCATTAAAAAGGCAGTTGGTGGGCAAGGGGCCAGCCCGGACGCCATCGTTAAGGCCATCGAAGCAAAGCTTCCAAAAGACGTTCTTTCCAAGGACGATGTGAAGAGCTTGCTCGATGACTTCAAAAAGGACATGCAAAAGAACACCCGTTCGCAGTCCAAGATGTCGTTCCCAGCGGAAGGCAACTACCCCATCGAACACCGTTCCGGTAACTTGACAGTCGCGCAAAAGCAGCTTCTCAACCACTGCCTTATCCACGCCCCCGCCGAGATCATCGGCAAGGCTGATGGTGGCCGTGGCATCGAACGCCCCAAGGCCTTGACTGATGGCATTACCGATGACCAGTTGCAAGATGCCCAACGCCGGGGAATGGCTGCTTCCAAGCAAGCCCGACACGAAGCCCTCTACGGTGGCAAATCCATCACCACGGGCGGAGCCGGAACGGGTGCCGAATTGATCAACACCGATCTCTCCTCCGACATCATGAACCGCCTTTACCTGTCTTCCCAGGTGGCAGCCCAGCTTGTCTCCTCCGAGATCGAGATGCCAACCAACCCGTTCAAATACCCGCTCTCCACCACTCGCCCGACCTTCTACAAGGGAAGCGAAGGTGGTAGCACCACGAACAGCGACCCCGGAACTTCGGACCTTACCCTTGACGCTAAAAAGCTCATCGGTGTGTGCGAATACTCCTACGAATCCGAAGAGGATGCGATTATCGCGATTCTTCCGTGGATGCAGGAACGTATGGGACAAGGTGCCGCCTTCGCCCTTGAAGACGCCTTCATTAACGGAGACGATTCCTTCGCCCACATCGACAGCGATGTGACCGCCGCAAACGACCACCGGAAGCTCTTCAAAGGATTCCGAAAGCTGGCTACCACAGTCGCCGCTTTGCAAGTCTCCTTTGCAACGGGTGGCATCACTGCCGCTAACCTTAGTGGGCTTAAAAAGGCCCTCGGTAAATACGGCATCCGTCCTTCGGACTTGATGTATATCGCCGGGGTCAGTGCCTATAACGACATCCTCCAGCTTGAGGAGACGTTGACCGCTGATAAGGTTGGACCGCAAAACGCTCGAATCCTTACGGGTATGGCCCCCTCCATCGGTGGGGTTCCTATCGTGATCTCCGAGAACATGCGGGAAGACTTGGCTGCCGGGGGTGCCTATGATGGCACCACCACCACCAAAGGCTCCCTCCTCTTGGTCCACAAGCCATCGTTCATCGTTGGTGTGAAGCGTGGCTTCACCGTGGAAATGGAAGTCAATAAGTTCAAGCAGATGAACCAAGTGATTGGTTCCTTCCGCCGGGCTTTCGAGCCTATGGAAGCACCATCCGCTAATCAGCGTTTCGTCGCCTTGGCCCATAACTTCGACGCCTAATCCGCCTCGGACACTACTTCAAAGCCTGCCCTTCCGGGGGTGGGCTTTTTTTTATTCCCAGATACTCGCTAAAGAACACTTAGCTGAGGGGCGGCGGGAACAGACTCCGATTGCAGATAGCGGATCATCGCCGTTGTCATCAGCGTCTTGTTCATCATCTTGTTGGGGGCGGCAAAATAAAATGAGAAAGATTGAAAAAAGATGTTGACAGGAATCAAAATAGGGTGCAAGCTATCCCCGTAACCAACACCAACCATGATCACCATCAACATCCTCGCAATCGTCAAAACCGGAACCTCCGAAACCCTTATGCGCGTCCCACAAATCACCGTCCGTGAAGACGGAACGCTCTGGGCTA